GGCCGAGAGCCTAGAGCGAGATGTATTTGACCCAAAGAAACCCGATGCTCCTCTTGTATTAGATGACATTGAGGATGTTGGAGTTTCGGTGTCGAATGAATACGTAGTCATTCGAACCGTCACCGATATTGATGACATGACATTCGGTGTCGTAAATGGGACTCCGCAAAGTTACTCTTTTAAATCAGGTGCTAAGTACCGTGTTCCACGGCACATCGCTGATTACCTAGAGCAACTTGGATACATTTGGCGGCCTAACTAAGCCGTCACAAGTAGTCCAACCCTCAACTGGTTCCCGCCCTCCTCCCAGTTGGGGGTCGGACCTTTTTTGCGCTGTTAAATCTCCGGTTACAAGGGACAATACTTACAACTTATTTTCGGAGGTAGTGTGGCGAGTTTAACTAGCCTTGGCAGTCGTCTCAGATATGAGATTGGCGATATCCCCAAGTCCTTCGTGTATCAATTTACAGCCGATGGAACTACTAACCGTTTTCTTGTTCCTTACTCGCCTCTTGATGGCGCGAATCTTTCTATTATTCAAGACAACGTAAATGTGTCAGATGATGTTGAGGTAGAAGAAGCCACTGGCTACATAGTTTTTGACACAACACCTGCTGATGGCGACGTTATTGTTGTCGCTGGCAATTACTTTAGATATTTCACTACATCAGAAATTGAGCAATACATAAGCACAGCATTTGCTGAACACAGTGCTTATCACACGGACGCGTACGGGCGCACGGTGTCCTTAGTTAATATGCCCGCTCTTGAAGAGTACCCAGTAGTTGTATATGCGTCTACCTTGGCGCTTTATGCCTTGGCTAATGATGCGGCATTTGATATCAACGTGTTTGCACCAGATGGTGTAACTATTCCACGTTCTGAACGTTATCAACAGTTAATGCAGATGATTCAGGCACGTCAGAATCAGTACAGGGAACTCTGCAATCAACTTGGCATCGGTATGTACAAGATTGATGTCTTTAGTTTGCGCCGAATTTCAAAGACTACAAATCGCTATGTACCAATCTTTGAGCCAATGGAAGTCGATGATAGAGAGACCCCAACAAGAGTTTACGTGCCTATCCCAACCTATGGCGGAGTTGAGGTTCCTGTTACAACCGTTGTTCAAGACCTTTACATCTATGAAGGCGATGACTACACCTTCAACGTGGTCTTTGATTTTGAACTCGATACCTACACAGCAACCGCAGAAATACGTGCGCTTCCTGGAAGTTCTGCCTTAATAACTTCTTTCACCATTACAAAACCTGACGTTGGTTCAGGTGATGGAGCGGGGCTTCGTACTTTACAGTTGGACCTTACTGAAGCCCAGACTCGTATCCTTCCAAAGACGTCGTACTACGATATTCAAATGGTGGATTCAAACGGCGTTACAAAAACGTACGTTACGGGTAAAATCTTCTTGACTAAAGAGGTGACTGTTCCATGAGCCAGTATGTAAGACCAGGCGCTAATTCTACGACGTATGTAAACGACGTCATTAGTATTACAACGCCTTCAGGAACAGCCTCTTATGGAACGACTGGGTCAGTAACAGAGGTATGACTTTTTTCCTAACGTCACAGTTCAGGATTCAGGTGGTACAATCGTTGAGGGCGAAATCGCATACACCAATCGGAATCAAATCGTGCTCACATTCACAGCAGCGTTCAGTGGCAAAGCCTATCTATCTTAGGGAGACCTTGAGTGGCACGTAAATTTTTAACCCCGATTGATTTATCTAAATTAGAATTACAGAATGCTCGCATTCAGAACCTAGCAACAGCGCCATCGAGCCCTGTTGTAGGTCAAATTTATTTTGATACCGTACTTGGTTATCTACGCACCTGGAATGGCAGTTCATGGATTAACACCAGTACTGGTGCTCAGGGAACTCAAGGTACACAAGGAGCAACTGGCGATACTGGTGCACAAGGTACTCAAGGAACGCAGGGTACTGCTGGTGCACAAGGTCTTGACGGTGCTAACGGTGCTCAGGGAACTCAAGGTACGCAAGGAACTAATGGTGCTCAGGGAACCCAAGGAACTCAGGGAACGCTTGGTTCTCAAGGAACTGTAGGAGCGCAAGGAACACAAGGAACACAAGGAACAGAGGGTGCACAAGGAACTGAAGGTCAGCAGGGTACTCAAGGAACAGAGGGTGCACAAGGAACTGAAGGTCAGCAAGGTACGCAAGGCACTGTAGGTGCACAAGGAGTCCAGGGCACACAAGGAACACAAGGTGTACAAGGCACTCTTGGTGCGCAAGGTGCACAAGGAACTGAAGGTTCTCAAGGAACGCAAGGTGCAGAAGGCGCCCAAGGAACACAGGGAACTCAAGGAGCAGAAGGTGCTCAAGGTACTGAAGGTACACAGGGTGCTACAGGTTCATTCGGTGGCGAAACTCATGAGTACAACTACCTTACAAACACTGGTGAAACAGACCCAGGTTCAGGTAACGTAAAGTTTGATAGCACCACATTCTCTTCAGTTACAGAGATGTACATTGATGATATTGACTTTAATTCTTTAGATATTTCTTCATTCCTTGAAACAATTGATGACTCAACATCAAGTATCAAGGGAACAATTAAAGTAACAGACGCTACAGACCCACTTAACTATGCGTTCTTCCAGATTGTTAATGCGCATACTGACCAGGGCACTTGGTACACAGTTCCAGTTGCATACGTATCAGGAACTTTGACTATTGTTAACAACGACAATATCTACTTAACATTTGCTCGTGTTGGTGATAAGGGTGACACTGGTCTACAAGGTACAACTGGTGCGCAAGGCGTACAAGGAACTGTCGGCTCTCAAGGAACCCAGGGAACTCTTGGTGCTCAAGGAACACAGGGCACCGAAGGTGCTCAAGGTGTTGAAGGTCAACAGGGTGTTCAAGGTACTGAAGGAGCCCAAGGAACTCAAGGCACTGAAGGTGCACAGGGTGCACAGGGCACAGTAGGTTCTCAAGGAACACAGGGAACTGTCGGTTCACAAGGAACCCAGGGTACGCAAGGTACAGACGGTATTCAAGGTCTTGATGGTGCTCAAGGTACCGAAGGAGCCCAAGGAACTCAGGGAACTCAGGGTACTGATGGTATTCAGGGTCTTGATGGTGCTCAGGGTTCACAGGGTACAGTCGGTGCGCAGGGCACACAGGGCACCCAAGGCGTTCAGGGAGTCCAGGGAGTTCAAGGTACACAGGGTGCTACAGGAACCACTGACCCAATCACTGCTGGTTATGCGTTACAGAAAACTGGCGATGAAATTAAATTTGATGCCTTTGTTGCATCAACAGGTGCAAAATTTGAAGGTGCTCAATTTACAACGACCCTCAAAGCAATCACACCTACTGCCAATCAAGATATCAGTCTTCCAGATGCTGCAGGTACTATCGCTCTTACCAGCGACATCACAGCAACGATTGCTGATACTGATGACGTTCCAGAAGGTTCAGGCAATCTCTACTTCTCAGTACAGCGTGTAAATGATGCGCTAAACACAGTTGTTGTTGATGGAACAGGTATCCAAACAACCTACAACGGTGCACAGCAGACCTTTACCATTGCTGTTGACACAGCAGTTATTGCTACAAAGGACTATGTAGACGGAGTTGCTCAGGGACTTGATGTTAAAGAGTCTGTACGAGCCGCTACTGCTGCAGCACTTCCTGCATACACTTACACAAGTGCTAATGGTGGAACGCTTACTGCAAATGCAAATGGCGCCCTAACAATTGACACTGTTGCAGTTGAAGATAACGAGCGAGTCCTTGTTAAGAACGAAGCAGGTGGAAACCGTGCTTACCATGGTATCTATCTAGTTAACCACAAAGGTTCAGGCTCTACTCCATGGGTGCTTGTTCGTGCAGAAGATGCAAACGCAACTGGAGAAGTTACTGCAGGACTCTTTACCTTCGTAGAGGAAGGTGGTCAAGCAGACACTGGTTGGGTTCTTTCAACAAATGAGACGATTACTCTTAACTCAACTAACCTTATCTTTACACAGTTCTCAGGAGCGGGAGCGTTCACCGCTGGTGACGGTCTCACACAGACTGGCACAACGTTTAATGTTGGTGCTGGAACAGGCATCTCAGTTGCAGCCGATACAGTTGCAATTGATACTTCGGTAGTTGTTCGCAAATTTGCAGCAACTATTACTCCAGTAAATCCGTTCTCAGCAACAGATTTCACAATTACACACAACCTTGCCACTGAAGATATTCAGGTAAAGGTCTACGACACAGCAAACAAAGAAGAGGTTGTTACAGATGTCGATGTAACAGGAATAAACACTGTAGAGATTAGATTTGCAGTTGCTCCAGCCTCTGGAGAAACCTACAGGGTGGTAGTCCAGGCTTAATATGAGCAAAAGAGCACTAGTTCCCATTAACGTACTGGCTTCGAATACGGAGCCAGTAGGTCGCTATGCTGGGGACCTGTACTTTAATCCAGATAACCATAATCTTTATGTTTTTGATGGAGTTATTTGGACAGAAATTGCTACTACACCTTCATTTGACATAATTGAAGGTGGAGATGAAGCCGATGGTAGCGATGCCTATACTGCAACAGCAGATGGTGGAGATGAAGCAAGTGGCAGTGATACATACACAAGTTCTTATGAAGGTGGAGGAGTCCTCTAATGGCAGTTACAATCAAGTTACGTCGTGGAACAGCGACCAACTGGAGTAATAATAATCCAACACTTGCCGCTGGTGAAGTTGGTATTGAAACCGATACTGGGAAATTAAAAGTTGGTAATGGTTCTACTGCTTGGAACTCACTCGCTTATGGCGGATTACAAGGTATTCAAGGAACACAGGGTGTACAGGGAGTTCAAGGTACGCAAGGTGTTCAGGGAGTCCAGGGAGTCCAGGGAATTATTGGAGAAACTGGTGCTCAGGGAACACAAGGCACACAGGGAACACAAGGCACACAGGGAACACAAGGCACTCAGGGTACACAAGGAACCGAAGGACAACAGGGAGTCCAGGGAACGGTTGGTTCTCAAGGAGTACAGGGTATTCAAGGAACTCAAGGAACTCAGGGAGTAATTGGTTCTCAAGGAACGCAAGGAACCGAAGGAACTCAAGGAGTCCAAGGAACACAGGGAACTCAAGGAACTACAGGTGCACAGGGAACTCAAGGAAGTATTGGTGCTCAAGGTAGTCAAGGTCTTGCTGGTCAAAGTGGTTCTTCTTCAAGCATTTTTGAATACAAAGCAGACGCTGCTAGCCAAGCAGATTCAGAACCATCAAGTGGAAATTTGCGTTGGAACAATACAACACAAACTAGCGCTACATTCTTGTACATAAGTCATTTAGACCAACTTGGTAATGACAATGACGTTCTGTATTCAGTGATTAAACAGGGCGACAAGATTACTATTCAAAAGAAAGCCGACTCTACTTCCTATCAAACATTTGATGTCACTGGTGCGATAACAGTAGTTACAAATAGTTATGTAAAGATTCCAGTATCTAACACTGGTTCTGGAACTTCTCCAACAAACTTTTCTACCAATGACACTATCTCTTTTATTATTTCTTTCCTAGGTGTACAAGGACCTACAGGACCACAGGGAACTCAAGGAACAATAGGTGCTCAAGGCACAGTTGGTTCACAGGGCGTACAAGGAACTCAGGGAACACAGGGTGTTCAAGGTACAGGCGGTACACAAGGAACTCAAGGAACCGTTGGTGCTCAAGGAGTTCAAGGAGTTCAAGGTACTCAAGGAGTTCAGGGAACTCTTGGTACGACTGGTGCACAAGGCACGCAGGGTACTCAAGGTACAACTGGAACTGGAACCCAAGGTACTCAGGGTGCGCAAGGAATTGGTGGAGTCCAGGGTTCTACAGGAACTGCAGCAGCAGGTGGCTCAATCCCAGATATCTTGATGCTAGGTGGTATGTAGCAACTCAGTACTGCCGTTGTGAATTTGGCTATGTACTGCTGCCTGCATTAAGAATTTTATAGGTCGATATACTCTTGGCTTTAGAGTGTATGTAGCAAACTTCATCTGGTTCTCTTCTTGCTTCATTCTAAAGTTGAATACATACCAATCTACAGGGGCTGTGATGCCACGTGTGGCTACATCATTAAGCGCTTTTTCTGCCCCACGTTTACTTACTGCATAACCTGCACATGACCATTGTTGATATGAACGACAGACGTGCTCTTCATAGATGTCGTGCTCTTCTTCGTTGTAAGCAAATAGCGAGTCGTCTGGTACAAAGAAAGAAAAGAAATCCCAAGTAGGCATTAACTGCTGCATGTAGAAATTCATTATGGGTTCAAAATTTGCGCTTACAACTATGTCGTCTTCAAAGATAATCAATACATCTTTATCTGTTTCAAGGAACTTTTTGTATGCCAACCAGTTACTTGCCCATACTCCTACTACTCCTGAACTAGGTGGGAAAGTCTCTCCAGGCTGTGCGTAATCTTCAACCGTGTTTACTTTGAAGTCTGGATTTTCATTGATGAACTTCTCTGCCTTTTCTGCAGTATTTAGATACATCGTAGGTGAGCCAAGTCTTGGCAAGAATGACATACGGTTTAAAATGCCCTCGTAAGATTTATTTCGTATTTCATTTCCAGTATCGGTATGAAAGACTTCAAAGCATGCGTTATTTAGCATTTCTGTATCCATACCTGATAGCCAGACTCAATCAATACATACTGGCCTTTACATACCTCTAAAACGGCGTCTACGCCCCGTTTAGGCTCTAAATAGGGATTGCCGTTGTAATTCCATAAATAGTCATCAAAAGCCATCACACCACCTGTTTCTAGCCATTTAAAGGCATTGAGGCCATCTAGGGCGGTCTGTAGCGCTGTATGGTCTCCATCTATGTAGATGAAGTTAAATGTCTCTTTATTATCACTAAAGAACTGGTCGCTAGTCATCTTGCACTTGACTAATCGCAAGTCATCAAATCTAGAATCGTAATAAGACTCTATTGAAGAAAAGTCCATAGATTCATGGGCCGCCTCTTCGCTTCCTTCCCAAGTATCTACATCATGTAAGCGTTCAATCTCTCGATTTTTAAGTAACCACTCCGTTGCATCACCTGTATAGGTACCAATCTGCAAGGCTCGTAATGGCACGTTAGGAACGTGACGAAAGTACTTTTCTACATCTTTAAACCAGTTAGGAAACATTATGCAAACAACTTCATGTTACTAAGGCATCCATAGACATACTCTGGAGACATCTTGTGATTATCTAGTAGGTCTTGAAAGATTGCTCTACTTTCGTCTTTGCGACCAATCCACCAGCCTGTAACGGCCTTTTCAAACATAAGGCAGTAGACACCATTGTATTCCACATAACCTGGCGTAGGTAAATGGTTAGCAACCATGGCAAATTGCAGACCAATTTCGGCAAATGCATAGGCTTTATTCCAGTCCTTGTTGCGCTCATAGAATCGTGAAAGAATGAAGTACGCCTCTGGTCGTGAAGGCATGAAAGCAATAGCATTATGCAAAGTAGTTAATACGGTAGCGGTTCTATCGTTCTGTCTAGAGAAGCAGAGAGCCATCTTTAACAGGGCCGTATAAGTTAATAACGGATTGGTCTTATATCCTAAATCTGCTGCCCTAAGAAAGAATCCAGCAGCAGAAGCATGCTGTTTTAGCCTCTCATATTCTTCCGCTAATGCAAAGTTTTTATTAGCATCTCGTGTATTAGAAGCAAGGTCAATAGCAAGGTCTTTAACCGACATACGAGAGAGCCTCCGTAATCAGGCCATTAACTACATGGCGTGGAATCTCAAGAATAAATGCAGCATTATCAGCGACAGAAAAACTCACAAGTAGGTTGTTATCTCTAACTGCGGCTCCTGTACAAAACTCAATCTTTACATCCATAAATGCAAACTCTTTACTTAATCCTAAAAAGTTAAAGTCATTATCCCAAACAATAAGGCGATGTCTATAAACTGAGTCTTTCTGATTAAGGTAGTTGCGCCATAACGCTACTTCATGTGTAAGGCAGATGTAGTAATCGCCCCAAGGAATTATGTGTGAGCCACCACGTTGGTCTTTAGGAGATGTAGGTGTCTCTCGTGTGAACTCTTGAACAGTCTCTGGCTTTTCAGGATTAGACCACACAACTTCTGTAGGCATTGCCCACTTAACAAAGTGATATGGGAAATCAAGAATGGGCATCCAATTCTTTTCACAGTAGGAAGTGTTCTCGTGCACGGGCGCGGGCATGCGCACGCGTGAGACTTCCTTAGCAGTCCACTTGTCTTTATCTAAATCAATCTTGGAGTATTCCATACGACCTTGTCCATTAGGCGTGGTATCACGGCGCACACCAATCATGTACAGGTCGCCATCCCATCTAACGACTCTGGCATCTTCAAGTCCGTGGAATTCCCAGATAGGCTTATGAAGATTGAGCATCTCTACCTGAGTAGAGTTAATTAGATTTAAGTCCTTATCAAGGCGGCACATATAGTTAAAGGTGACCAGCCTCTGGTCCTTTTCTGGATGCAAGTAAGTAAGCGGCCCCCAAGGACTAAAGAATCTTTCATCTTCTTCAGAAATGTAGAGGGTGTAATTAACACACCTGACATTGACCAGGATATCCCCATCGTCGTCAATAAAGATGGATGGGTTCATAATTCCCGTGTTATCAGGCAGGTTATGAGGTACTATAAGAGGCGCTAATTTTCCGCCCTGAGATACCGATTTATGCACCAGATTCATGGAGTACACTTTAACCCACATATCAGTCTAGAACCAATTAACCTAGGCTTACCTTTTCCTGAAGGAGCAGCATGCCAACAGCATATAAAGTCTTGGGTCAATCAAACCCATCAGCAACAACAGCAACTTCGCTGTATACAGTCCCATCGGCTACAGATGCCGTAGTCTCTAGCATCTCGATTGCTAACTTAGCGGCCTCAGATGCGGCATTCCGCATTGCAGTGCGTCCAGCAGGTGCAACACTTGCTAACGTGCACTATCTTGCGTACGACGTAACTGTTGGCGCCAACGATACGACAATCATCACAGTCGGTATCACGCTAGATGCCACTGATGTAATCACTGTATACGCATCAACAGCAAATCTAGTATTCCACGCATACGGTTCTGAAATCTCCTAGTCTTAAAGGACCTACCAAATGACGGTAAGTAGTGTCAAGACAGGCGATGATGGTTACGACGTAAATGTAACTAATGTTTCCTGGTTAACAAATGTGGCTTCTGGTAGAGGTATTTGGGGTGGCGGAAATAACAGCAGTGATGTTACTCAAAATGTAATTGATTATGTAGCCATTTCTTCGGCAGGTAATGCCATAGATTTTGGCGATTTGTCAGCAGTTCGCTATATGCCAGGAACATGTGCTTCTAGTGTTAGAGGACTATTTGCTGGAGGAGGAACTTCTGCTAGCACATATTTGGCTGCTTCTCAATACATAACTATTGCTTCCACTGGAAACGGCATTTCTTTTGGTGATTTAACCGTTAGTAGAGCACGCATGTTTGGATGCGGTAGTGAAACTCGTGGGATAATTGGTGGTGGAAGAACTGGTTCAAACGCACAAACCAATACAATTGACTACTTTACAATTGCAACAACAGGAAATGCCGCAGACTTTGGTGATTTGAGTGCTTCAATTTCAGATATGGCATCTTGTTCATCTACCACACGAGGACTGTGGGCAGGTGGAGGTCCACCATATAATCCATCAGCACTACTTAAAATAGAATACGTAACTATTGCTTCTACTGGAAATGCTACTAATTTTGGAAATTTAACTCAAGGAAGATTCAGTCTTGCTGGATGTTCTTCTCCTACAAGAGCGTTGTTTGGTGGAGGTAACAGGGATACCCCCGTCGTAAACACTATAGATTATGTAACAATCGCCTCGACAGGAAATGCCACAGACTTTGGTGATTTGACAGTTGCTAGACATGAACTAGGTTCTACGTCTAACTCTACCCGTGGACTTTGGGGAGGTGGAGCAGTCACTAACACTATTGATTATGTAACTATTGATACCACTGGCAACGCAGTAGATTTTGGTGATTTAACAGTTGCAAGATATGGGTCATCTGCACTCTCTAATGCTCATGGTGGAATTGACAGAGAACAATTGCAGTTTATAAATAGTAATGGTGCACTTACAGAGTCTACCCAAGGACTTGGTGTGTTTGGTCAAGGATGGGCTGGAAGTAATAACAACGTAATTGATTATGTAGACATTCAATGTCTTGGTAACGCAGTAGATTGGGGAGATTTAACTACTTCAGGTTCTGATGGCGGTGCAGGAGGAGGAAAAACTCGTGGTTTAATTGGTGCTGGGTATAACATGGGTGCCTCTGTAAACTACATTACTTTTTCTTCAAAAGGAAATGCTATTTCATTTGGAAACACTAGCGTAAGTAGAGGGGGAGAAGGCCCTAGAGCAACTGCCAATGATACTCGTTGCCTTTTTGCAGGAGGCGCCAGTAGTTCCAATGTCATTGACTACTTTACAATAGCAACGATTGGTAATGCCGTTGATTTTGGTGATTTAACGGTTGGAAGAACTAATCCCGCATCTCTTGCTTCTCCAACTCGTGCTGTTTTTGCTGGAAATGGAAATACTATTGACTACGTAACAATTGCATCCACAGGAAATGCCACAGACTTTGGTGACTCTGCAAATGGAACAATTCAAGAAGCATGTGCTACGTCTAGCGATACGAGAGGCGTTATACATTTAGGTCAAGCCACTGGTGGAGATAGAACAGTCGTAGAGTATCTAACTATAGCAACAACAGGAAATACTACAAATTTTGGTACTTTAATATCTTCTTTAGTTGGAAGAGGCGCAGCAGGTTCTAAAATACGAGCAGTGTTTGCTGGAGGAGAATCGGGGTATTCAAATGCAATGGAATACGTTACAATAGCAACTACAGGTAATGGTACAGATTTTGGAGATTTGACTGTTGCTAGGGCTGATGTACAAGGACTATCAAACACACACGGAGGAGTATAGATTGGAAAACACAATGGAAAATAACATCGAACTACATGACCCAGTCGTAGTTGGCGGTGATATTGCGTTAGTTGAGGTAAGTAATCAACTTGCAATTTCCCCTGAATACAAGGGCATGCTGCAACATATCAGTAACACTCTGCCAGCAATCAAGAGAGATTCAGAGAACTTCTATAAGTCTGCATCTCAGTTCAAGGGCGTCACATTAGATGTCACTGACTTGACTCCAATGGGCTCTCTCAAGCATATCTTGGCAGTTCTTGACCGTACTCGTATGGCTCTTGAAGAGGCCCACATTGCCTTGAAGCGTAAACAGATTCAGATGAAGCAGAAGCAGGAAGAGTATGACAAAGAGACTGATGACTACAAAAAAGATTTATTAAATGTAGATATCGTTGAACTTGCTGTACAAACTGCCAATACTGAGAATTCAATTAGGGGCGCAATTAGAAAGATGTCCTTCTTTACTACTCAGTTTATGACAGCGATGAAGCAGGCTCTCAATGCCGCACGCACACGCGGGGGACTCATTGATGAGGGTAACCATATCTATCTCTTTGATATGGGTATCAACGGAGCAGCGGCCCAAGCAGAGGTCTTTGCTTACCTTGAAATGGAAAATGATTTAATGAAGAAGGGCATCGAACCGACCCATGAAATGACTATAATGTGGCTTGAAGCCTGCGCCGATAAGTTTGCCGATTGTGGTCGTAAATTTGCGGAAAGCCGTGGGTTCGTACCTCTCGACAAGAAGTCACTAGCAAAGGAGATTACCAGTGGCAAAGAAAGTAATTAGTTACAAACTAGACAATGGCACAATTCCAGCCTATGTCTCTGATGGTGGTTATTTTGCCAAAGACCCAAATGACACACCTAACATGGTCTGCCTTGGAATCTCTGTAGATAACCCAACTCTTCCAGCAGGAGTCACAGAGTATGCAGATGAGGCGGCAGTAGTTACCTACCTCAACACATACACATCTGAGTGGAGAAAAACTGACCCAATAACAAAAGAAGATTTGGGTCCTTGGTCACAGGCAGACGCTGCTGCGTATTTGTTTGCAAAACTGTAAAAAATAACTAGTTAGAAAGAGAGCGCATCTTGGCTATCCTTAGTCTGAAAAGACGTACCAAACTTCGCAGTGCGCTCGCTGCTAACACTTCCTGGCCCGCAAATGTATCCTCTGGTAGAGGAGTGTTTGTTGCTGGACATGTCAATGATAATACCATCGACTACATAAGCATTGCCTCTGCTGGAAATGCAGTTGATTTTGGGGATTCGCTATATGCGAACGGTTTTTCATCGGGAACTGGTTCCTCGACTAGAGGAGTAATCTTTGGAAGACAGGTAGGAACAGCAGGTGCAGACAAAATTGAATACATTACTATTGCTTCTACTGGTAATGGAACAAATTTTGGAAACTTAAGTGGAGTAAGACAGACAACAGCGTCCTGCGGAAGTGAGACTAGAGGAATCGTTGGTGGTGGAAGTAATGAAAGTGGCGCAGGTACTCATCAAACTGTTATAGAATACATTACTATTGCTTCTACTGGTAATGTAACTAACTTCGGTTCTTTGGTTGTTGGTAAAAGAGGACCAGCGTCTTGTTCTTCACCAACTAGAGGTATATGGGCTGGTGGAGCCTCCCCATCAGGTTCTAACGAAATTGATTACATCACAATTGCTTCTACAGGTAATGCCACCGATTTTGGTGACTTAACACAAAATCAGTGGTTAGCAGGAGCAGTGTCTTCTAGCACA